TTCGTGCTGGAATGGGTCTTACCCCAAACTCGGTTCTGATGGTGAACGCGAACCGCAACACTCAGCGAAAGCGTCACGATCTGGCGGTGATGGGGTTTGTTGACCTTCTCCGCCGTAACCCGGACAAGCCATATTTCATGATGGTTGTCACGAACCTCAATGCACAGCAGGGTGCGTACTATGACATTGGTCGCATCTACCAGACAGAGTTGGTTCGTCAGGGTCTGACGACAGACACTCACGGAAAGCGCTTGCTTCTGGTGGACTCCTCTTCAAAGCCAGTTCCCGATGCATCGATCAACGAGATCTACAATGCCGCAGACATTGGAATCAACACCTCTGATGGCGAGGGATTTGGTCTGTGCCAGATTGAGCATCTGTTCACGGGCGCCCCTCAGATCGTGACGGACATCGGGACCTACCGCGCATTCATGGACAATACCGTCTGCGAGTTTGTTCAACCTACAGACCGTACATATTTTCCGGGCACAATGCCTCTTGGTCACTGGGCGCCGACGTTCGACTACCAGAGGGTCTCTGACGCAATGGAGAAGACCATTGCCAAACTGCCCGCAATGAAGGAGGCGGCAAACAACTATCTGTTCAGGACGTGGGAGGATGTATGCAGTGGGTGGATCAAGGATGTTGAGCGAGAGGCTTAAAGAAGAAACCGAATGGACGTGGGCGAAACCAACTCGCCCATACGAAGCAGACGCTGATTGTCATCCCATGCAGGACCATCAAACACCTCCTTCGAATCAGGGTCAAGAATCAGAGACATTCCCTTGACCAGCACCTTCTGCAACCTACGGTGTTTTCGTGAGGTGTTGCGCAGAACCGTAGCATCCAAGTCCTCCGTCTTAATGTTCGGGCGGAATGCAAGATCCTCGCCTGTAGTGGTCGAGTCGAAACGCATACAGGACACAACCGGTCGTTCACGTGAGTGAAGTTTGCGATGGATCTCACAGTCGACTGCTGACTCTTTTAACAACAATGAAATCCGCTGACCAATGCGTTCCTTTTCGAAAGCGGTTTCGTAAAGGTATTCATCCGTGGACATGAACGTTTCTACAGGGTCTCCCTCATACCGCTTGACTACCATATCGTTACGGCGAATGGGTGTGATGTTGGGACCTTCCTGAGTCTTCTTCTGGTCCTCTGAAAAGACGGAAATGTAGAAACTCACCTTAACCGTGCGCTCTTCCATGGGAAGCGTGGCATGGGAACAAATACGAATCGCGCGACCAATGACCTGATCATGACGAGCAGGAGTCCAGTGGGGTTCCATGATGTGAACATGACGCACGTTGTTGAGCGTGATACCCTCAGCGCCTGATGCAGACGCCATCAGCAACTGCAGAATCTTCTTGCCTCGCTTTTCCACGCTCTCCTTGAGACTCTGAGGGAAGTTCTTGGAATAGACCCCGTTGAAGATCTGACGAGTCAGGTCACGCAAGTCCTCTTGCTCCTCACCAGTGTAGAATGTATAGGCGGGACGGTCATCCATCTCGGGGTCCTCAACCCACTGGTTCGCTTGCTTAATGAGTTTGTAGGGTTGCCATCCAGCAGTGTCCAGAATCGCAGAGAGGATACCAAGTCCCTCCATCGCACGATACTGCGAGTACACGAACTGGTTGTTTCCAATGGACTTCTTGATGTTCTGGAGGATCTTGAGCATCTTCGGACTAAAGATCTCCAGCGCCTTCTCAGACAGATACTTCTCCGGTTTCAACTTGATGCGCTTCAGAACCTCTTCGTTGTCAGGTTTCTTGTCCTCTGAGATACCCTCTGCATTCACTTCAGCAACGCGGAGTTCAGGAGGCGTAGAATAGTCGCAGACAAGGCGGGTCGGAACACGGAAGGTGCTCAGATCCTCATTCAGTTTGGAACGACCACGACGAGAATCGATCTTCATCTCCATCCAACGGACCTCCAAGTATCGTGTGAACTGTTCAGTGGACATCTCCACCTTTTCCAGCGTGTGCTCAAGGTCAACACGGCGTGGAAGCAGGCGCTCATCTGCACCCTTGAAATACGAGACCAATCCCTGAATGCGACGGCGAAAGAGCATGGGATTCTTGATGTTCAGACCGTCGAGGAACAACTTGGAAAACTCCTCATAGTCCGTAGGAAGGCAAGAGAACTCTTCCGTCGTTGCTCGCTCAGACGCAATCTCGCCTCCACCCACATCCACCTCAATTTTGCTCTTGATTGACTCCACCCAGTCTGCCGCCTGAGGAATGAATGGCATGTCCTTCATGTATTGAACAGCAACACGGTCGCCCTCGCCGTTGTAGGTTGAGCGAAACTGAGGAGGATTGCGAGTGACCATGACATACTTCTTGAGCGCATTGAACTCGATCGTATCCACCTCGGGGAGTCCACGAAACGCCTTGGTAATCCTCTCCTCATCCCAAGTGGGAATCGTCTTGAAGGGAATCGTGATCCGCTCAATCGGTCCACGCAGGAGGTTCATCATATACGAAATCTCGTTGGGTGAGTTGATGACTGGAGTTCCAGACAGAGCAACAATCTTGCACCGCTTTGCATGATACAGGGCGTCGTAGAGTTTCATGGTGATCTCGGACTCGTTGATGACTCGCGAAATCAAGTTGTGCGCCTCATCGATGATCACCACTGAATCATCATACATTCCCTCCACAGTGTACTCTGCAATGTTGTTGCGACTGAGACCGTTGTAGCGAACAAAGTTGAACCGTTGCTCAAGAACGTCCTTGATTTGTTCACGAATGGTTGTGCGATCCTGCGTAGACAGTTTCTCAAAGTTGGGTTCGTTGCCAGAGGTCGTTGTGTAGATACGGTTGTGCTTATCCATGAACTTGTCAGAGATGCCGAGTTTCCTGCCCTCAATGCGGACCTCATCAGACATCGGTTTCAGGGTCCAAAAGTTCTCAACCGCATAGATCGGGTCACCGCATTTCTGCAACTCCTCACGATAGTTCTTCTCAAGAGACGCAGGCACCATCACATACACCTTGCTGGTCGACAACAGCGACTCGGCAACAGCAATGGATGAGCATGTCTTACCGGAACCCAGACCATGGTAGACCAAGAGACCGCGATACGGGGTCTCAATCTTCAGGTAGTCGCGAATGATCTTTTGGTAAGGAAACAGTTCGCGACCTGTTCCTGACCGCTGAAGGCACAAATCCACGTTCTTGTCCTCCTCGTCGAGGGGATCCTTATCCTTTGCACGGTAATCTGACTTAATGAACATTCTGGTAATGGCATCTGAGAACGCCTTCCTATTTGGAAGTACGTATGTAGGCGCTGCCCTCATTGTGTTTGATGCGGAACTTTTTACACCGCTTCATACAATGGATTTAACCCGTCGAAACCATCGCATGTGGATGGTGACTATCTACCTCTTCCTCATGGCATCCTTTCTGTATCTAAAACCTTCCGTAGCGTTTGGTCGCGAGGGAAGGATCCGTCCGTTCGGCGTAACAGATCGTGAGGCAACTGTCTTTCCTGTTTGGTTCTGGGTCTTTGGCATGAGTGTGGTTGCATACTGTATTACAGTGTATCTAGCGGGATTCCGCTTTACTTCCTAAGAAAGTTGTAGTACGACGCCACAACAGGAATGTAGATATGTGAACCGGGGAAATGTTTGTCAACATCCTCAATGAAAAATCCATCGGCGCGGTAGTCGGTCTCAATGAACTGCCCGCACATGTACCGAGGAACAACATACTGTGCGCTATCGATCCTTGTCACCTTGGGAACGTCGCCCTTGAATGTGCCTCCCGGAACACTCACGAACTCGTCCCAACGCTGCTGATCAAACGTATAGAATCGGTCCTCGTTGTCAAACAGGGGAAAGATCTTCCAAAAACTCGGGTGAAGAACTGTATCGTCATCCAAAAAGTAAATATGCCCCTCAATGACGTGATCAAGACCCTTGTTTCGTTGGGCGTGTCCTGCGCACCCGCCTGGAGGTGTTGGATGACCAATTTCTAAGACTTTGGGGTTATTGTAACGCTTAGTAAAGTCTCCATTCTTCGTATCGTACACAATGACCCACATCTTGATCTTATCAAACTCAATCGAGTTTTCAAGTTGCGGTAGGTTCTCCGGTCGAGCACAGGGTGTAATGATAGTAAGCATTGGTTAGTCTATTCGGATGCGTTTATACCGTTTCGAATGTCTCAACCACAGACTTAAGTTCGTCCATCATTGACTTTCGCTGAACGTGGTGAGGGCGAATGAGTTCTTCGCACTCATTCCAAGACTTCCACTCAATACCAGAGATCTCCCTGCGTTGCATAGGAGTGAATCGCTGACCAAGGTTCACGAGAGCGGGATTGCTGAGAATCGCAACAAAGTACACGTGTCGGTATTTGACACCGTTCAATCCTTCGAATGTCTCTTCGATGCGAATGTTTCGCAAGACAAGGAATGCGTCACGTGGAATGTTCGTCTCCTCGCCAAACTCACGAAGAGCGCAGTCAATGTCAGACTCACCTCGGATTCGACGTCCCTTTGGAAATCCCCACTCTGGTTCTTGATACGGAGAAGGATGATTGTCAACGATTCCAACCCTGTCCACTTGATCGAACTTCTGCTTGGACATAAGGAAATCGGGCGATCCGTGGTCCTCACCCCAGACGCTCCTCCAGATCGCCTCAAATGTCTCCTTGCAGATTGACTGTTGCTCCTTCACAGTCATGTTCTGGATCAGTCGAGACACGTAGTCTATGTCATGAGGGTCATACTTGCCACGCATGAACTCTGCAAAACTCATGCTGTCCTTTCTCCTGATCATCAAGAGACGAGTCTTTGCCGGTTCAACCGGTAGACTCGCGCTCTCAAGGAGAGCAATCCCACATGACAGGACTGGATCCGAGCACATTTTAAATATATGACCCTTTCCACCGCAATTGTTGCAGTACATTGGTGTCTGTGGTCTTAGTTGGGGAAGTATCCGTTTTTCCATTGTGTATCATCACAACTTCCTTTGTAAGCGATAAACAAATGGGAAGTTGGTTCTCGAAAAGTACTACGCCCTTATATGGACCAACCATGGGTCCGTCTATGATGATGCCTCCGCCTGCTGCGCCGACCTTTAATGCACTGAGCGTTATTTCAAAGGGTCTGGTCATTATCATTGGACTGCTCCTTCTGTTCTTTGTGGTCAACTTCATCTACAACATAAGCACAGGTGCATATGATGTGACGACCATCATTCCAGCGTCTGCGCCAGACCAAGCGCCAGTGCCAGTAGATGGCAAATCCGGAACAGTCATTCCAGCGTCAAGCGTACCTATCTCATCTGGGTCTGACAACAGCGTTCAGTTCTGGATGTACATTAAGGACTGGGACTACAGTTTCGGAAAGGAGAAGGGAGTCCTTGTTCGTTCAGATGCGACTAGTTCAGGCGTGTCGAACCCCAAGATCACACTGCACCCGACGGATAACAGTCTGAACGTGACTGTGTCGCTCTTTTCATCTGGTGGCGCTGCAGCAAGTTCATCGCCTGCTGCTGCAAACGATACCGGCGCTTCGGGTGACTCCTACACGTGCACTGTTGAGAACGTCCCTCTGCAGACATGGTTTGCTGTCTCTGCAACGGTCTTCCAGCGCAACCTTGATGTCTACATCAACGGCAAACTTGTGAAGTCGTGCGTCCTCCCTGGAGTCCCTCGTCCTGCGGCAGGAGACATCACCATGGGCGCTAACGGTGGATTCTCTGGATACCTGTGCGGAGTTCGTTCCTACTCGAGCATGATCGGACCATCTGACGCCTCATCGTTCTTCTCTGCTGGAACGAACTGCGCGTCATTTGCTCAACCGTCTAGTGATAGTGGCAAAGGCAAGTCGTTTACTCTGTTCGGATACACCTACACATTTAATGTCAAGGACTCCTCGGGCAAAGAGGTCTCAAATTACTCCTTTTAAACTACAATGAAGATCCTACTGAAATGCCCAACACGTTCACGTCCTAAGCAGGTCATCGATACCCTTCGAAAGTATGTTGAACTGGCAGATAAACCAAAACTTCTCGGCATCGCTGTTTCATCTGACAACGATGATGCATCTATGCACGACTTAAATGTAGACTATCATATTCGACGTCTTCCGGTTGCGTGGGTCCAAATCTTTTTCGGTGACAATAAGTCCAAGATTGAGGCGGTCAATGCAGATATGGATAAGATTACCTGGGACTGGGATATCGTATTACTGGTTTCGGATGATATGATTCCACAAGTAAAGGGATACGATGATGTCATTCGTTCGAACATGACTCCGGACAGAGATAGAATTATCTGGGTGAACGATGGAAACCAGGGTAACAACTTGAATACAATCTCGATTCTTGGACGAACTATGTACGAGTCATTTGGATATATCTATCATCCATCATACAAGAGTCTCTACTGTGATACAGAGTTTACAGACTTGTGCAAGGGGTCTCTTGCAGACAAGTGTATCTATTTTCCGACTGTTCTAATTCGACATGAACATCCCGGAACAGGGTTTCCAGAAAAGAGTGACGAACTCTATGAGCGTAACCAAAAATACTGGTCCGAAGACATGGAGAACTACGTTTCTCGCAAAACGTACCAATATGACTGGTCTATTATGATCCCCACACTTGTTGAACGAAGCGCTACATTCAATGGTCTCATGGACAGACTAACTGAAAAACAAAAGAGGATCTGTCCTGATCTGAAAATCGAGTTCTGCATTTCCTGCGATAATCGCGAAAAGAGCGTCGGTGCCAAGCGTCAGGAACTTCTACAAAGCGCCAAGGGAAAGTATCTCTCATTCATTGACGATGACGATGATGTGACGGATGCGTACTTTGAAGATGCGTTTCAATGTATCAAGCGCGGATTCCATGCGTGCCGACTGCGTGGACAAATGGCAGAGTATACATTCACTCACAGCATTGAAAACAGGTTAGATACTCCTCTTGCACGAGACAAGGAGTTTCTGCGCCCTCCTAATCACCTTAACATAATGTTAGCAGACTTTGCAAAACTTGTTCCGTTTAGAAATGCGGTCAGGGGAGAGGATCTTGACTGGACAATGCGTCTCGCAAGGGGTGGATTCATTAAGACAGAATATAAATCTGATCCTTCGAGAATTCATTACATCTATGAACTTGGAGATCGTAAGGTCGATCCGCGAGTTATTGAGTTTCAGAAAACATCGACATATGAAAAGATGCTTGAACTGGTTTGGAAACCGAGTTCTGCAGATCCCGTTAAACAAGACAGTAAGAAGAACGGATTTAAGTTGACCTCAAGAGGCTTTGTTTCTAAGTAGAAAGCAATGAGTACCTTTACCATTGTGGCAATCCTTGTCGCGGTTGTCCTTTTGGGACTTGTCATTTGGCGTATTTCTACACCTGTTGTGGTATCGGACCCAGGAACTGTAGTTGTTTCTCCGGGATCTATTTCTGGCGAGACTCAACAGACGTCCAATGCAGTGCTCCCTAGGTCGTTTAATCAACCTCAGGGTGAGACGTTTACCTATGCGGGGTGGATCCTCGTGAACGATTACACGTTTAACTATGGGCAGAAGCGCACGATCTTCTCCAAAGGAGACTGTCCTGGCGTGTACCTTGACAGTACGTCCAATAGTCTACTTGTCGTCGTGAACACCTATGGTGCGTCTGAGAGCATTCTCGTGTCTAACCTCCCAGCAAAGAAGTGGATCCATCTCGGAGTCGTAGTTGACCAAGATGCGGTAAATATCTACATCAACGGTGTGATCCGTCAGCACCATACTCTTGCTCAACTCCCCAAGCAGAACGCTGATCCAGTGGTCATTGGTGGCACTGCTGGATGGGATGGTGTTCTGTCAAATCTGACCTACTATTCTCGCTCGTTGAGTGCGTCAGATATTGATGGACTCTCAAAGAATGTTCCCAAGGACGATCTACACACACCACCAGCAGGTCCTCAATATTTCGACATGTCCTGGTACACAGGTCGAACTTAATTCTCTGTAGGATGTAATGAGTGCTGGAGGTCAAAATAGTTCAAGTGTTTCTGGAATAACAGGCATGCGCATCAAGGATACGTCTGATGTTGTTGCACAGATCCGTGTGCGTCAAATTTACCAGTTGTTCAATTCGAATGCGCCTACGGCAGTTCGTCCGCGTATTCGAAACGGAAATGATTACTATCTTCAGTATCTCGAGGGCATCAAGGA